TAAGTTAGATAATGACTTATATTCAAGAGCAACTGAAGCTAAGGATGAACTTGCAACAATGCAAAAGCAGCGTGAAGCTGAGTTCCTTGAAGCTGAGAAACAAAATAAAATAGATAGAGAAGTACAGCTTAAAGAAGCTACTAAAGTATTCTCTAGTACAATAAGTTCTAGTACTGATATTAATGGTATTCCTTTTTCTAAGGATGAAGCAACAATCTTAACAGATTCTGTCTTTAAGCCAATTAAAACTAAGTCTGGACAGATTACAACAAAATTTAATTTAAAGCTAGAAGAAGCATTATCTGACCCTAAGAAGACAGCAATCCTTGCTAAGATCTTAGAGAAGGATTTTAACTTTGATTTTATACAGAAGACTACCACTACAAAGGTAACTAAAAATTTACAAGAAAAACTAGATAGAGCTGTACAAGCTAAGAAAGGTGTAACAGTTAAATCTAAGGGTGGCTTTGATTGGGATTCCGTAACACTAGTACCTAACAAAAAATAAAAACTAAACAAAAACACGTAAAATGAGCGCACTAAGTTCACAATTTAAAATTAAACAATACGATGGCTTTGGTGGTAGTTTCGTAGATTCGGACTATCTTGCTGCTGCTTATGATACAGGTAAACCACATATATTCGACAATATTTTCCGAATGGTTTACACTGCCATGAACAGATTTAGTGATAAGCCGTTACTGGGTATGACCAGAGGAGCTGGTAACAAGATTGAGATAGATGATGAGATCTATCGTTGGTACCTTCAAGGCTCAGAAGAAAAAGATTTAACCATTGTTGAAAACCTGGAAGCATCTAATGTTGCTCCTGGTGTAGGTGGAACTACCTTCCGCATTAAATTGGATGAAGACTGGGTGTCTGCTCCTGAAGTTTTAATGGGAGAAAACAATGAATACTCCTTAAGAATTGTAGATGGCCCTATCCCTGATGGTAATGGTTACATCTATGAAGTGAGATTATCTGATGATGATGAAGCCAGATTCTTCCCACCAGAACTTTTAGAAGTTGGTAAAAGATTCTGTAAGTCTTGGACTGAAATCCAATCTGAATTCAATAGTGAATTTGGTGGACAGTACTACTCAAGTTCTTACATGCTTGAATCTCAAGTAGGAGCTTTTGGTCAAGAATTTATGATTACTGATAAAGCCTTACGTCAAGAAGGTAGAATTGGTATTAAGTTAATGGATAAGAGTGGTAAGCAATTAAATCGCTTCTTACCTATGGCTGAGATGAAGATGTATGATGAGTTAGAAATGTCTAAAGAACTTGCTTTAATGTATGGTCGTAGATCTACTAAACCAGGTAAAGATGGGTACTGGATTAAAACAGGTCCAGGTCTTAGACAACAATTAGCTGATGGTCATACTCAAGTATTCAACTCAGTATTGACTGAATCTATACTGAAAGATTATTTAATGGATATTTTCTTCAGCAGAAATTCTGAAGATAATAGAAAGGTAACTATTATGACAGGTACCATGGGTGCAATAATGTTCCATGACTTGTTAGCAGCTTCTGCTAGTGCTTTCTTAAGAGTGAGTGATCACTATGTAAGAAAAATCAGTGATAACCCTACACACTTATCTTTCGGTGCAGAATTTACTCACTATCAAGGCCCACAAGGTATTGAAGTGGATTTGATCAAGAATCCTCAATATGATAATCCTAAGTACTGTAAGCGTATGCACCCTATTGAAGTGAATCGCCCTATAGACTCTTGGAGAATGACAATTATGGATTTTGCAGCTCCTAAGGGAACTTCATTTGGTTCTAACGTAAATTACTTAGAAGTTAAAAATACTTACTCTCATGGTTATATTCCTGGAACAGTTGGTCCTAATGGTCCTATCCAAGGTGGTATGGCAGTGAAGAAAGTAGCAGGCTATGAAAGATGGGTACAAGGTACTGCAGGTATCATGGTTGTAGATACTTCTAGAACTGGTGAATTGATCTTTGATTTTGAAGACTAATTAATAATTTTTCCACTGTAACTAATATTTTATAAATACCTACGTTACTCCGATAGTGGTAAGGAGGCGTTAGGGATCTAATCAAAAATGATATGAAGGTTTTTATCCAAAGCATTCCTAGACCGTCTGCTCAGAAAATACATGAGTTTAAAGACGATAAGACAGGAAAACTGTTAAACAAAACAAAAAATAATAGGTATTGTAAAGATACTATTATGCCTATGTACTCTAGAAAACTAGGAGGTTTAAATACTGGTCTTTTAGATATGGTTGATAATCCTTGGTTTGTTCCAAGAAATGAGGCAGAGATCTCAAAAGTAAGAGTAAGAATAGAAGAACTTACTGCTAAACCTGACAAGACTGAAAAAGAAATTAAGGAATACCAGAAAGTAGTAGAACATTTTGAATTGCTTAAAGCAAATGTAGCTAGAGAAGTTGAAACTGCAAAAAACAAATTAGGCAAGAACTGGGAATATTTAACAGACAATAAGGAGATAACTAGACAAGAATTATTAGAAAAGAAACATGGTAGAATGCCAGGCTTCTATAATAATAAGATGTGGACTAAGACAGACAATTTTACTACTGATGTTACATACATGCAGAAATTTAAGTATGCATTAAATGATGGTTCCACTGTTCTTGATACTAATATACCTGAACAAGAGTTAGCTTACTATATGTTTTTAGCTAGTAAGTTTGTTGCAAATTCCAAAAGAGAATGGTTAGAGCATAGATTTCCTTATGCTACACATTATATCTCTTTGCAAGAAGAAGATGAAGAATTAGCAATGAAAGCTAGAAAGACTCGTAATGAAGCTATCTTAAGACTCTCTTCAGATGAAATGACAGATGAATATAAGAATATGATCTGTAAAGTATTAGACTGGTCTAAGCTAGATCTTAATGGTAAGCAGGTTTATAATTTAATAGGCTCTAAGATAGAATCAGCAAATCTTTCAAAACCAGGTAATGAAGTAGCTCTGTTCTTAAAACAAGCAAAGCATATTGAAACTAGTGTAGGAAGAGAATATTTAAAAGCTGCAGCCTTCGTAAAAGATTTAATTAATCATAGAGTAATAAGTAACTATCAAGATAATTATGTTTGGGTTTCTAGAGGTATTACAATAGGAACTAATTTTGATGATGCAGTATCCTTTATTACAGATCCAAACAAAGCTAGTAATGTACTAGACTTAAAAAAAGAATTAAAAGCTAAAATATTAGCATAATGACAATCCAAGAAATGCACTATAATATTAGGCAGAAAGTAGATAAGTTAGCATCTTTTAATAATGATAACTTGAACCCTGCTCAAATAGATTGGTACATTAATATGGCAGTCAGAATAGAAGTTGATGCTAGACTAGGCATTAATAATATGAACAGACAGGGGTTAGAAGTAACTCAGAAGAGAACAGATGATTTAAAAGATATTCATGTTAAATCTCCAACAGCCTTACAGCCCCTTATTGTTCCAACTCTCGCAGGAGATTTATATGGTGACTTTTATGAGGTAAAATTTAGTGACTTTTCCTTCCCTTATCTACAATTAACAGGGTTAAGATGCAAGATTACTAAAACAAGTTGTACACCTAAAGTGATAGGCTTGACTTCAACAAAAGAAAATGAACTTGATTTTGTATTAACTGACCCTAATTACGGTCCAGATTTTAAATGGGGAAAAGGTTATTTTACAGAAGGAGCTTCATTAGACGAAGATACTGAAGGAAGTATATTCATATACACTGCAGGAGATTACTCAGTAACAGAAGTGTATCCTACTTATTACAGGAAACCTGTTGAAGTGTTTATTGGTGGTTATGATTCTTTAAATGGGACTTATACTGCAGCAGATACTCCAGTTAATTGTGAACTAGAAAGAATACATAATCAAATTTGTCAAAGAGTTGCAGAGTTAGTAATGGTAGATATCCAAGACCCTGAACTAGCACAGCTAGCTGAAATGAAACAAATAAAGAACGAATTTTAATAAAACCTAAAAAACTAAAAATTAATAAAAATGGCTAGACGTAAAAGAGCGAATGAGTTTTTTTTGCTTGCAACAGGTAACCAAACTGTGATCGCAGATGGAGCTACTACTTTAGTAGACTCTGATGGTACTACTAATCTTGCAAGTGGTCAATTAGGTATTTTCCATGCGGGTATAGGTGGTACTAATACAATGAATACTGCAATTAACTCTGGTGATACTATAGTTGAATCTCCAAAAATTATCATAGCGCAAGGCACTGCTTCAGCAGCAGATGCTGGCTTGGGAAGTAACGGCTTCTATAACAAACCGTATAGAAAATCACATGAGATTGAAGGTAGATTAACAAGAGTATGGACAGGTCAAGCTTATGTAGCACCTCGTCTTAATGCTTGGGTTATTGGAGCAGATGGTGGAGCTTCTGATGCAATTGGTACTCCATTAGACAATACTGAGTATAAAATTAGAGTTGCTTTTAATGGTAGACGCTATGATGAGATGTATTCTATCTCCACAGTTGATACTGTAACTGCTACTTATACTACCCCTAATTACACTACTTTAGGTACTGTAAATCCATTAGATCATTTAATTCAGCACTTGGTTAGTAACATAAACAAGAACTCAAGACTTATTGTAACTAATGGTCGTAGAGGAACTAAAGATTTAGTTGCTTTAGCAGTAAGATTTGAAGGTGGTTTTTCAGGTGCTAACACTACTACTAACGTATCTGATATGGACTCTTTAGATGGTGCTACTGTAGTTGGTGGTTATGGCTTCTCTACAGATGCTGAAACTGCTGCTGCTAATAACAACTCTCAAATGGGTGCAGCTTTTGTTTCAATGGTAGCTGATACTGCTGTAGACGTAGATACTGATACTCAAGTAGTAGCAGTTAATCTTACAACTGCAGGTACTGCAACATCAGGTTGTAATGGTATTATAATCTTAGCTTTGGATGCTTTAACTGCTTATGTAGATAGAATTCCTCAATTAAAAGCTAAAATTAAAGTTGCTCTTGATGGTGGTTTCTTAAGTACTGTAACTTGTGCAGAAAGTTCTGATGTTTCAGAAGGTGAAGGTTTGCCAAGACAATTACAGTTACTTTATAATGACACTCAAGGACAAAGAGAATATCCAGCTAACCAAAACAGAGTAGAGTTCCCTGTAATCACTCCTCCAGTTACTTTTGATACTACTGCAATTTATTCAGTATATATCATAGAATCTGATAACATGGACGTGAAGATGATTTCTCCAAATGTTAGTAATCCTTTAAGAACTTATATTGTAGTTCCTAATGCAAGTACAACAACTAAAACTAGTTTGGAAAGTGCACTGAATAGTTATTTCACTTCAGTTAACCTTCCTGCGGTAACAATCTAATTTAACCAGCTAAACTAATTTAAAATAATGGCAACTAAAAAAAGAAATTCATATTTTGGCTCTAGACACGTTATAGCATCTTTTGCATATAATGGTACAGACTCTGCAGGTGCAGCTAATTCTGCAACCGGAAGTCATGGTTTAGGTGTATATATTCCAGCCAATGCAGTAATTGTAAAAGCTTTCTATAATGTAGATTCAATTTTCACCTCAGGTGGAGGTGATGCAGCTACTATTGCTTTAACAGTAGAATCTGCAGGTGATTT